TCCGCTTCTCTTCGCTGCTTCCCATCGTGTCAACTAATATAGTCATGATTATGCTCCTGCAAAATATCCGCGCCAATAGGCAACAGTGAATTTATATTTTCTGGCTTTGATGTAGCCAATCAAGTATCCAATTCTATAGCTGTTCATTTCATTTCCTTTGCTGCTTCAACAGCGTATCGTTTAGTCGGCCCATACTCGTAGGTGCATTCAGTGTCCGTGTTGTAGACAGTCCACCCACCTTCGGGCTGTTTCAAAATCAATCCTTTCTTGCCATGATCGTTTTCGAATTCGTAAATTCCCGCTTCTACTTTTTTGATATTCATTACCCACCGTACCTGTAAGCTCTACGGTCATCACCCATCAACTCCATGTACAAATCATAAGCAGTTGCGAGTTCGATATTTTTAGCAACTCGATCCAGTTCGTAACGGGCTTTTGATCTCGATCCAGTTCGTAACGGGCTTTTGATTTAGTGGCAACCATCAGCGAAGGAACATAAGAAGGGTGACGCTTGTTTACAAGGTCATCGAAGTCTTCGAAGCAACCACACTCTGCGGTAAGGGCATCGAATTTTTTGAAGGTGTCAGTGATGTGTTTCATTTCGTGGTGCTCGTGTTTGTTTAAGTCCTTAAAGTATAGACATTGACAAATATTTTACAAGTGAACTGGTTCACATTTCTGATACTAGTATCACTTACCTTTTATACATGCAGTAGACCTCTTTGACCTTTTTGTTCTGGTGTGGGGCATAGGCAGTATTGACTTTGTGAGTGCTGAACGTATCGATGAACATGCCCCCCTGTACTGCCACGTAATGCCTTGTAATGTAAACCACATAGAATTGATCGTCATCAGGCTTCAGGGTCTTCAGCCAGTCCTTGAGCTTCATGGGTGTGGCTCCCTCATCCTTGTGGCTGTAGAGAAGTTCACGCTCCCAACCCACGGAACGAAATGCCTGTTGAAGCTCCCACGGTTGCACCCCACACACTCCGGTTGTTAGTGGTCTCCGCTTTGCCTTGTTGAGTACCGTGCGGATCACCTCAAAGGAATATCCTGTGACTGCTCCCATGACGTAAGGCCCACAATACCAACGCTTGTTTCCTTCCCGCGCACGGGGGATGAATAATTTATCTGTCATTGATTTTTTTCCAACCATTCAAGTTGTGGTTCCATGAATCGATCAATTGCTTTCTGTGCTGTCTCCAATCGGAAGGGGTCAGGTTCACCGTGCTCATCGTGGTGAGCTTGTGCAAGTGCTTGAGCTTCCGTGAGTGTCATCATGGTAGTCTCTTGCTTGACCTTATCAACGTAGTCTCCCCAATTGGTAGCAGCCAGAATATAAACTTGGTAGTAACGGGGAACCTCTTTGTTCCGCTCCACCGTTTTCAGTTTGCTGTTGAAAATGTAAGAACTGATTTTGTAGATGCCCGAATAGTGATGGGTGTCTGTGCCGAATCGTGTCAGCTTCTTCCAAATTAATTTAGACATTACGAACACCACCCTTGTTGTTGGATTCGGTTCACCACTTCCTGATATGCTTGCCGTGCAAACCTGTTGAATCTGTGGCATCGATCAGGCCCATAGACATTCACACGGTAGGCAACCTCTCCCATCTTTTGCGCGTACTGGAAAAGTTCTGTGTCATCCATCTTGTGAAGTTCACGGGGGGTTTCGAAATCTTCGATCTGTTCCCGAATGTCATCTTCATAGCTCATGAAAATTTCTCCTGTCTCCGTTTTTTGTGAGTGTTTCGCTTCATAGCTTTTTCCCACTTGCGGGAAGTGCTTTGTGGATTACCCTGTTTCTTTTTTGCTTGGTCTTTCACTTCCGTCACCTCCTGAGTGATTGGAAAAATTTGGTGCGTTCCGTGGGAGAATCGAACTCCCGTGGTCGGACTGAAAACCCGATGAACTCCCACTGTTCTAACGGAACAAAATTTGGAATCCGTTTTGTGCGGGTTACGGAAGAAGAACCCATTGGTTTATCAAGACCGGACTTCTCCGGTTAGCCAACGCTCGTTCTGTAGGGAACGATGCACGGGGTTACAAGCCCCACACGATAAATTGTGTTGTTAAATCTTTTGAAAGTTTTCTGCTAAAGGATTCGAACCTTCGCGCCAAACGTCTTTGACTTGATGCCACTATCCACGATTGTTGCCGTGCTGAGAATCGAACTCAGATTACTAGCCAGTACAAAAAACTTTCAAAAAACATGAGACCTTTTAGCTCCAAAACTTGTCTCTAGGTTCTGCGGTCTTTGCCAATGCGCTTACCGAGGCAGAATGAATCGGGAGAGGTGGATTCGAACCACCAACTTCCTTGAACTTCCAAGCAGCAAGGTGATGAAATCTTGCCGTGTCGTGTCTCTAAAGTAATCAACTGCGAGACCGTACAGATGTTTTGCCAATTAAACTACTCCGTCAAATTTGGCTGACAAGGAGGGCTTCGAACCCGCAACCTCCGCATTAACAGTGCGGTGCTCTACCAGTTGAGCTACATGTCAATAAATCGTGAGGTCTACAGGTATGCGATCTATCCTGCTTCTCAGACGGTCAATGATATGGTGGTCAATGACTGGTTGCAACCTCAACAACCCACGTACATGATTTGAATTCTAGACTTCGCGTCATGCCCTAGCTGTCCCTTTAAGTCGGTACTACAAAATAAGGTGGAAGAGTCGCGCCAGAATTCTCTCTCAGTGCCTTTCAACGGTAAACCCGTAATAGTGAAGCTTCTTGACACTGGCAGGGAATCGAACCCCGCTAACCTTCCAATTTTAATTTGGTGAGAGTCGTTATCTATCTGGGTCACCCTCGTTACCCCTGCAATGTCCGTTGCTCTAATGCGTTATTCGTCCGTAAAACTTAATTCATACAAGGAGCTTAGTTGATGGATTATTATTTGTCAAGCTAATATCGAAAATAAATCGAAAATAATTTTCCGGTAGAGTACGAAAGTCTTTTGTCGCGAATTTTTTTCCTGATCAGAATACGTTTGATACTAAGGTCAAAAACTTTCGTGCAAAGGGTGGACACTATTACCCCTCTTTTCCTTTGCATCCGATTCGAAATCTCAAAAAAATCCAAAATATTTCGGAACCCTTTAAAATTGCACAAAATATCACTTGGGTATTTCAAAATTTTCACAGGTAATCCGAGCGTGTCAGGCGAAATCCCGCGCCCCGAAAGTTTGAAAATTTTTTTTCGATGGGCAGGGAAATTTTTTTTTGTTTAATGGGGTCAGAGTGATTAATGGGGTCAGTGTGAGAGAGCATATATGTATGTATATGTGTGTATGCTATGAGCAGCCCCTTACCCACCCACGGATTGTATCACGTATGCCCCCCCTATACTGTGATGCATGTCTCGTTTTTATTTGTCAATGTATGTTAATATACCACGGGTGGGGAGGGGCTACCCCTTGGGGTGTGTGATATGCGTGTGATACTAAGGTCAATCATCCATTATGTGACGTATGCACTATATTTATTTGTCATGATGTGGTATCCTTCCGAGGGTGGGTAAGAGGGCTACCCTATATTATCCCTCACGATCTGGCTCCCTGTCGAAGTGGCTCGTTATCATTGGGCTTGGCTGTACTCCAAAGCTTGCCCATGTCCACCGTTGCATTGTCAGCCCATACACTACCCCCGCAAATGCATCAGCTAAATCCTTAGTATTGTAAGCATTGTGATCTATCTTGCCCTTATCAGTACGCTCTAGATGGATAATCTCTTGTCTCAGGTAGGCATCCTCTGGGCATGTGACGCGCCCTTGGTTGAGTGCGTTCTTCAGTAGGTCATAGGGTAGGGGTGTCTTGTCCATGCTCTGTGTGCCTGTCATGTAGCCCTTGCTCCTTAGTATCTGTTGACTGTCTACACTCTGGTAGGAATCGAATGTGACCCACCGGATGACTACCCCCAATTGAGTGAGCCTGTACAGGATTGTCCTTATCTTGGCAAAGTTTATCTCATCATTGATGGGTGGTGTCACTCTCAGGAATCCGTCTATCCTTACGTGAGGCATCATGCCCCCTGTCTCTTCCTCATCCCCCTCCACATGAATGAACCTGTCCACGTACCCTATACAGAACCCCGCAGCATCAGACGTAAGCCCTAGATCGATATGACAGAAGCGTGGTCTGTGTGGGTCTGTGATAGCGTCCTTGAGGATAGCTGTTGTTGTCCTGTCGAAGTCACAGCAGTCATTTGAGAAGATTGATTTGACCTTAGTATCAAAGTTCAGGTTCAGGGCTTCCACGTTGGGGAAATAGGGAGCCTTGGCTACCGTGCTCACTCCTGCTATCTCTCTGAGTGCGTTGTAGATGTCGTTGATGAACCGCTTCTTATACTCCAAGGGAATCCGCTTCACTTGGTTGGGATAGTCCTTGGTGGTCTTCTTTACATCAGGCCCATTGATGATATAAGGCTTCTTTGTGTCCGATCCGATGAACACATGGAACCACTTGCCTGTAAACACCTCTTCAGGCTTGACCTCCCATATCACTTCATCCCGATAGTATATGCCCTCATCGTGTTGCGCTTCTGCTGCCTTCCTGTCAGTGAATTGACCGGGATAATTCTTACTGCTGCCTAAGCACAAAATGCCGGGCACTACCCCTTGACGCATAAAACGGCTTTCTCTCCGTGAGGCAATAGAATTATATAGCTCTATAGCCTGATTAAACTGCCCTCCGTCAACTAGCCTCCGTGAGCCTTCAACGACTTCCATAAAATTGATTTCGTCTATGAACCCCCCATAAACATTTTGACCGATTGTTGCGCTCGTATCACCCGAAGTAGGGAACACAGAAATATTCTTTGGGAAAACAAGTCTGCTCTCCAAGTCCTTCCTGTAGGTAAAAGTTGTATTGAAATATTCGCTTTCCTCAATCATGTTTCTGAAACGCGCATAATCCACATCACGGGCAACACGGGCATTCAAAGATTGGAAAACGAAGTAAATTTCTGAAACCTTGTCTTGTGACAGGAGCAGATGGGGTGACCGATAACAAGAGAGTAAATAAAGCTGATAAGCAGTTGTATACAGTGCTCTTGTGGTTTTAGCTGTTCCTATTCCTCCTGTTAATACGCTTTCATAGTATCTCTGACCTAACCTATCTCCCCCGGGATTGTTCAACTCAATAATCGAGTCCATTACTTTAGGCCAAACCTCTGTACCGCGCCCCAAATATTTCTTCTCAAATATGAATTCTTCTACGGTTACAGGATAGCGTTCCAAGAGCATGAGTGAAGGCAATCGAACAATATTCTCTCCCTCCAAATACCATTCTATTGATTGCCTGACATCAAGGGAGTAAGCATCTTTTTTCCCTGCTAGGGATCGATGCATTTGACTGAGCTTTTTAGCGTTCTGCATTACTTAGGAGAAAACAGTTCTAGGGCAAATTCATCCATTGCAGCATAAGCAGAATCCTTGTCTGAATCTGGCACTGTATTGATTACATCATCCATCACAGAAGCGTTCCCCCGAATGTATGCAAAGACCCCGCAATAGTCCAAGAATCGCACCTTGTTCATTTCGGTATCAGAGGCAACCTTGAGGGCAGCTATCTGCTCCTTGGCACTAAAACCCTTGTCTGTAGCCATTCCCATAGACATGTTCCTGACCTCCATAAAGAAGGCTACTGTCTCTCCAAGGAACTCGTTTAGATCGACATTGGTAAAGCTCCGTTTGTGTAAGTCCTTAATTTGGTCTTTTATTTTGCAGACCATCCGTGTACTGACTTCAAGCTTTTCCGCTATACGTTCATTTGTCCAACCCCGCAAATGCATCCTATGCACTAGCACCAATCTGCTATCCTTCTGATCCTCATTCAATCCGTTGTAACGTCCTGCCCCACCGATAGGAACAACATCAAACAATTCCTCATCTGTCATGTTCACAAACCTTCCGATGTTCCCCAACCGATCTGTATCAAGCCCGGTAGAATTTTTCGCTATATTCAGATGTTTTGTGACCTTGATATTGTCCTTATCGATGGACGGATAATTTAGCAATTCGCCTTGCTGCTTTTCCGGTTCGATTTTGCTCAATTTGATTTTTGTTTTTGTCTTTTTACCGAACATTTTTTTCTTGGTTTTCGGTTTTTCCGCTTCAACTTGTGCGTCCATTATTTTGCTCCAAATACCTGCATAATTCGCGCAAATCCTAAACTACGTGAATAGTTCAGTCAAGAACTATCCCGCACATAAAAAAAAGGCCAAAACATGTTTGACCTTAGTATCAAAAAAGCGTGTGACCTTAGTATCAAATAGCGTCCGTTTCTCGCTTCCTCAATTCATCCTCATACCGATCCAACAGCATTTGATAAACTCCTTGCATGGTCTCCCATGCCTTGAGATTTACAATCGTGTTTTCTTCGTGAACCTCAAGTTCCCGCTTCAGCTTATCCCGCTTTTCGATTATTTCGCTTTCGGGCATTGTCCATAAAGTAGCCATTACAAAAATACATCCATTTCCCGTTTCAAGTATGCCGCATCAATCTGATTTGCAAGGTCATAGGTACAGGCTGAGAAGAATGCACGACTCCCCAAACGAACACTGTAGCATTTGTCTGGTGAGGTCTTATCGTATCGACCATAGAGAGCGACTAGCTCTGCTGCTGTTTCGCGCTTTGTCATTCCGCTTCCTCCAATACACTCTTCACCAGATTTCCGAACTGACCGACCACCCGCTTGATCTGGGATAGCTCTGCCTTCAGGCTGTGAATCGCTCGACTCTGATTGCCAATTACCAGTTCATGACACAGAAGAGCTTTATCAAGTGCCATTCCCGCGCCCTTCAGATATTCGGCTTTGTTGTCTGACTCGTTATAGCCAACCGTATTCTTCAGGCTGTTGATCATTTTGATTTTGTTCATAGTGCGCTTTCCTCAATGTAGCTTCCGTCATTGCAGTAGATGTATCCACCTTCAATCAACTGAACCCCACCACGAACATCACAGAACTCTCCTGCTGTGTCTGGTGCAAATGGGTTGCTGTCTTCTGACCCACAGCCCACCATCAAAGCAGCGACCATCACCACAAAAGCGATAATGGCAAGCGACTGCAATAAACCTTTAGTTGAATTTCTCATTCCTTCACCTTTACAATTTCACCATCGTCATTGATGTAGCAAGTGAATGCACTGGTTCCGTTACCACCCCCGCTCTTGCTAGTCCACCTCCAATCAATAGGAAGCCAGTACAAACCATCAGGGCTATCTTCAAGAGGGTTGCCCCCGAAATTGTGAAGGTAGACAGAATCAAACATTTTGAAATTCTGGTGGTGTCCGATGTCCGATGTCTGAACCTCAACCTTTTTGGTCTTCCACTTGCCCACCTCATGAACTTCAACGGTCACCGTGAAATCTGGTGACACTGGATGGAACAACCGAGTTTGCATTTGCATCTTCAAACCTCGTGCAAGCTTATCTGTGTTCCCTTCGAATTTTTCAAAATCAAACGGTTTCATAAAACTGTCACCTCATAATATCTCCAACCGCATTCACCCGACAGGATGCCTTTGTTGATCAGAGCACGAACAGCAGGGGCAGAAGCAGCTTCATCAAATCGAAAGCCTTCCCGCACATTGTTGTAAGCATATTCAGAAGTCTGGATGTTGAGCGTGTCACCTTGCTTGTAGTTCTTGGCAATGACCGCTTCCAGTTCTTTGCTATCGTATTGGTTCCAAAGTCCACTCATGTCTATTTCCTCCTGATGCATTCGTTGACACACTGAACAATGTAATCCCGCTTTTCACCGTGCTCAGCTTTGTCCACGATAAAAGCAATCGTTTGCAATTTGTTCAGGGGTCTAGGATTCGGATGCCCAACCTTAGCAGCTATCTGCTTCAGGGTGTCGGCATAGAGAAAGACTAACCCGTTTCTCATTTGTTCTTTGTTCATTTTTCGTTCCTCGTTAAAAATGAAGCCCCCCGAAGAGGGCAGTTGATTTAAAATAATTTCGTGTAAAGTCCGGTTTCGCTTTCGATCAGTCCATGCATCATGTCAGCATAAACGTCATTGTGAGTAGCAACCACTTTGTAGTTGTGACCCCACACTTTTCCAAACTCCATGTCGTAAAGGTCTTTTCCGTTCAGGCTGATCTTGATGTAGTTGACTGCCTTGCTTCCGCGAATCCGAAAACTCAGGGCATTCTCTTCACCGTGGCTCAGCAGGTTTTTCGCGCCAAGCATGTAAAAAGCCTTTCCACCGATTTGCTCTTGAATAATTTTTGCTACTTGTGACATTTGTTTTCTCGTGTTTGTTTTGTTTCAGTCTCTAAAGTATACATCATTGACAAATAATTGCTGAACTTTCGGTGTGATGTAATTCACAGTTTAATAGATACCGCTTCCAACCTTGATAACAATAGGAGCGTCATAGTCATGATCTGGATCAGGCATTTCAGCAGTAGAAATCAGATACTCATAATTTTCAACCCAACCATCAACGTCATAGTCAGTCAACCACATGCTATAAACCATTGTCTCTTGAGCGTGTGCAATCGGCTCAACCTTGGCAAGCTCCCAATCAGATTCAGCAGGAGAAAAATGATAATAACCGTCACCCTTACAAAGCTCGACCTTGTGACCGTGCTTCTTGAGGATTGCTGCTGCTACGTTTTTCTTGGTGGCTTTCATTTTAGTAAGCCTCTACCGAGTAAGAAACCAAATCAAGTTTTGAACCGTGTTGATCTTCTCCACGTTCTTCCATCCAGTAATAAAGTTCAACTTCGATTTCAGCAGGAGTCTGGGCAACTTCACCGTTCTCCATGATCAGGTTGCTTCCGTCAATTTCGCGCTCAACTATGCGGTTGTCGTTGTCGGTCTCTTTCAGTTGAAGTTTGATGTATGAATCTTGCATTTCTTTTCTCGTGTTTGTTTGTTTCAGTATGTAAAGTATACATCATTGACAAATAATTGCTGAGTTATTTGGGGTAACTAGTTCACACTTTTGATACTAAGATCAAAGCTCCCAAGAATCGATTGATATGCAATTGCCGATGTTAGGCAGAAAGAATACGCTCCTGTTGCTGCCCTTGTAGCTCACCCACTTGCGTTGCTGTTGGGGTCTACCCTTGCTGTCACGGTAACCAGAGCGTTGAACCATGCGACTGACAACCTCTACTGTGTTGGGGTTCAGTCCGTCGAAGTCCTTCAGTACCGTTATGTTGGTTGCTTCTTTTTTCATGTCAGTGTCTCGTGTGTTTCTGTTTCAGTCTCTAAAGTATACATCATTGACAAATAATTGCTGAACTTTCGGTGTGATGTAATTCACATTATTGAAGACAAAAAAAAGCCCCTGTGAGGGGGCTAAGGTAAAACTCAAATGATGTTTGGTGTTAAGCAGTCCACTCGTAAGTTCCGACTTTGAAACCCAGAGCTTTCATGCTGTCAACTTTTGAAGCTGTTACTCTGATTTCCTTTTCTGAAGTTGTGTGGATCATGTCAACAGTTTCTTCAGTTTTCAGTTCGTTGCTCATCAGTTCGTTGATCATTTCTTTTCTCGTGTTTGTTTAAGTAAGTTAAGTATAGTCATTGACAAATATTTTACAATGGAACTACGTCACACTTTAGTCAATAATATCAATTAGTTGAATCATCCTCTGAGGTCTGACCGTCCTTGATACGTCCTAGAAGCTCGATAGCGCGATCTAATTCTTTCCTGTCTATCTGCTTACCATACTGCTCCTTCAGGGCATCCATAGCCGACTGACCCGCACGAAGATCAACTTCAACCTCTATGGTACTGAACCGTTTTTTACAGAAGTGACACACCCACCGTCTTCTTGTGTACCCCTCGCAAGGTCTCGTATCAACACACCTACGTTTTGAGTGTTGGCATTCATGCATTTTTGTTTTCCTCGTAATCCTTCAACCCACACACAGCCCCACAGAAAGCTTCAATGATGTCCGGTTGTGTTTGTGGTCTCCAATACCGTGACACAGGAAACCCATCTTCAAAACTAGAAGCAACGTATGCACCACAGGTCACACAGTTCCACCCAGAGTCAAACGGATTAAGTCTGCTCTTCCTGCCTTTGGGTGTGTCGTTCATGTGCTAAGCTCCAATATCTGAATGTTGCCCCCTTTGTTTTTTTGTACAGCAATTCCTTGGAGGGTTTATTTTTGTGTAGCCTCTTCGGATTTCTGATCCGTCTAATCATCCCGCTTTCCACGTTCCTGAAATCCCGTGCATTGTACCCGGTATAAATTCCGCAATAGTCAGGGATGTCATCCTGAATTTTTGTCAGCAAATCATGAGGAACCAGAAAGCAAAAATAGTTGGCAAGCAGTTGACCGCTCTCAAGGGCAGCATGTTTCAATCTGTTCCTGCCTACCGTCTTCCTGAAGTCAGCCAAGAAATCAGAACGTGAAGTTTTAATTTCAATTTCCTCAACCATTCGGCTTGTTGTCCTCACACAGAAAATGTCCATTTCATATCCTTGTTGAAAATGGCTGTTGGGAATCATGAACTCATATCGTTGTTGTTGAGTCCGATGAAATGCAAGCGTCAAATCATTGGGTGTCATATTACACCTGTCAGCTTTCTGCAAGTTTGAACTGCTTCCTGTGCTGTAAATTCTCTTGTACCCGCAGCACATAAAATCTGATTGTATTGGGGTAGGGCAGGAATCATCCTGACCAGATGCTTGATGCCTTTGAACTCAGCAGCCAACAATTCCCCCGACTTCAAAAACTCTTGGGTGTCCATGTTCAACCACCGATAAGCAAGAGGCTTAGCAGGTTCAATTTTGACCTTGATTTTTTGATTTGGTATTTCGTCTGTCATCACTTAGTTCCTCTTTTTTTGAGCATCACGAATCTCTTCCAAATTCTTCTTGATGTTTTGGGTGGTCTGCCTTTCAATTTTCAATGCTCGATCAGCCAAGCACAAAGTAAAACCCAATCGATCAAGAATCAGATTTTCAATTTGAATAATCGCTTGAGGGTAATTCGTTTTGTGATCCCGAAAATCTGTCAGGATTGCACCAATCTTTTCTTCAAACAATTCCATCAATTTTCTCCGGTTTCGCTTTCGCGCTTTCGATTAGTTGCTTTTCATAATTCTCAGTTGCACACTCAAACGCATACATTCCATGCCCCGCAAAATCCCGACAAGCAAAAGGTCTGTCATCGTATATCGTGCAGCGTCCATCCTTTAGGGCAAGACACTTGAAGAACCCTGCCCGTTGATTGACAAAACCCCTTTGGTCTTCGCTCCATGTGTTGCTGAACATGTAGGGATTGATTTTCTTGGCTACCCGCTTTGATATCCTACGCCAGTATTTCAAAAGTATTGTATCGGTATCACACACATTCCCTTTCACGATCTTAACAACATGTTCAATAGGTAGATGAATTGCCTCACAACATTTCGTGCATCGTTGCCCTTCAATCACACAATTAAAGCTAAGGTGATTCGATGACTCAGCCTCACTCATGTTTCAACCTTCTCCAAGGAAACCAGTAGCACCGCAAACAAACGATAGGTTCCAATCAGGTCAAGATACTTCATACCTCTCCCCATCGCTTCATAAGGCTTGTCACGTTCCAGTTGCTCAGCAGTCTCACTCACAGCAGCCATAGCATCAGCAGAGCCTAACCCCATTGCTTTGCAATCCTGATAGGCATTCTCTCGCCTGAAATCAGGAATCGGTTTGCCCATGTTTCCCATCCCATCTTCATAAGCGGGTTCGTGTGTTTTGTCTTGTCCGAGAAATTCAGCCATTATCTATCCCCTAGATGTTGGTAAAGT